TTGTGTATACCTTTAGTTAATTTAAATATGGTCGGCATGGATGGATTTGAACCACCGACATCTCGCACCCAAAGCGAGTGGTCTACCAGACTGACCTACACACCGTAAATGGGACTGTCTTTGTGGCGCAGTCATTCCAAAAATAAAAGCGGAACGGGTGGATTAGGGTAACCACCAAGGGGGTACGATCAGATGTACCTTTCTACATAGACCCCCAACAACTCGCAACCCCGCTAAGGGTGTGGACGCTATCCCTTTGAGTCTACCTTACCCGCCATCTGCGACAGGCATTCGGTCACGTTCCTATCGCTCCTGCAGAGAGCGAACTCGGTAGTGTAAAACACTTTGCTGGCGTGATAGGGATCGAACCTATGACATATGGATTAACAGTCCACCGTTCTACCAACTGAACTACACGCCAGCAAAGTATTCTAAGTGAGCAGTTTGATATCTTACTCAGGATATTCATAATGGAGAAACATCATGAAAAACTATAGTGGTATTATACGATAAGGTTATTACTTTGTCAATACCATTGTTTCATTATTGCCACAACCTGCTCGGATTTCTTTTACCACCAGATTGCGGCGTGTCTTTTGGTTATACCTACAGAACACTTGGTAGGTATCATTCAGCAGTTCACTTTCTTTGCGTAATGTCTTACCGTTACTAAAATCAATCTCAACCCAATACATTAACGCTTACTTCTTTTCACCTGTTCATGGATGATCATTGACTGCATCCACTGATTCGCTTGCACTGCAGTTGAGAAGTTCTGGGAAATTCGTTTGTGATCTTTATCAACGATCCAGTAATACTTCTTTGTTCCAGTGATGTCACAAGTATCTTCGACTAGAGCAACATCATATTCTTTGTCTGGATGGTAGTCTAGGATTTCCCCAACCTCATATGGGTTAGGTTGTTCTATTTTAAAATCACCAACTTCAATCTCATGCTCTTTGACAATATAATCTCGTTTGTCTTTCGGAGCATTTCCATCTTTAATCAGTATGCTCATGCACCAGTTCCACCGATTTCATCTTTGTAGAATGCAAGATCAATTGAGAGTGCGTCAATATGATCTGCAAGTTTTTTATTCTCTTCTTGGAGTTCAACGATTTTCTTTCGCGCTTGTCCAAGTTCATTCTGAAGATCATTCACGTTCTTACGCAGGATGTCTATCTCGTTCAGTATGGTAGTCATAAGTTTGCTCCAGTTCCTGTTTGCGTTGTTTATATTCAAACTTCGCATGTCTTTCAAGAGTTCTATCTACTGAACTCTTTCGCTTCTTATTGAAATTCTCTTTACGAACTTGCGCTCTTTGAAATGACATAATATTACGCCTTGTACATTTCCAAAACTGTGTTGTTAATTTTACTGATGACTTCTTCGATACCTTCAGCATCTGTGAAGACTAGTTGACTATACACCGTGTCTGATGCGATGTCAAGAACAAAACCATTGTTCGCCCTTTTGATCAGGAACTCTGCCTGAACTGGCGCGTTAGTTTTTACTTTTGCTTTGGGGGTTGTCTTTCGTGTGCGAGTCGTTGTTGATGATCTCGCAGTCGTGGTAGTTTTCGCAGTTGTTTTTTTCGCTGTTGCCATAGTATCTTATCTTATGAAATAATTTAAATGCTTTTTCACTGTATTCAAGTTTAAACAGTAAACCTAGTTGAGTTGCGAGTATTGCTAGTAGTGCATACTCGTTCATTGAGTGATCAAAGAACCCACCACTTTGCAAGAATGCGTTGACTGTTAAACCAGTTAATACACCTGCAACAAATAAAAAGAACACTATTCTATTCCTGTCTTTTATAGTGGTGAGATTATTTATCCAACAATGATTTCGTATATTTCTTTCCAGTTGTTAACGCGAGTAACACCTTCAGTCAGTTCAGCATCAACGTTATGGTGATGGTTAACCAATATTGCATCTAACCCAAATGCATTACCAAGGTTTGCGTTCTCAGGTTTATCTTCAACCCAATAACATTCAGTGTTAGCATATTCAATTAACGCACCATCTTTGTCAGCACCAGTGTCGAGATAGACGTACTTCTCAAACACAGTCTCACCAAACAACTCACGCAAATTCTTTGTCCGTAAGTGTTGAGCATACTGATCATTACTCAAACTGGTAATCGCATGGAACACATAACCATGTTCTTCGTGTAACTTCTTCACATACTTGATTGCGTCACGCAGAGGCGGTAACTTCCGAATCTGTGCGCTCTCGTTAAACATCCGAACCAAACGCTTTGCTTCTGGTTTTGCCATCGCATACCGTTCATGAATCTTGTACATGTCGAAACCGTCTTGACACATTTCGTAACCGTGTCGAGTCATCCAACCGTGGAAGGCATACTCCCAATCGAGGAGTACGCCATCACAATCGACTAGGATTGTTTTTTCTTTTGTAGCATATGTCATAATATTCCTTTTCAATTAAAGATAGTTCGCGCCAGTCCACTGAACGCGAGTATTGTCTAGATCAAAGATGTTGCCTCGCGCTTTGTTTCGTGCAGGAGCATTGTAACCTGCCGCCATGAGGATGTCACCTTTCTTAAATACTTTGTCATTGTCAGTCGCGACAATGAAACCCCAAGCAGTGCGGTTCTGAAGGACTTTGATGTATTTGCGACCTTCAGCGAACTCGATCTTATCTGCATATTCTTGCATCATCACTTTGTTGTGTTCGCTCAACTCACCTTTAGCAACACGGAAAGTCCAATCGTTGTAGTCAGCGATCATGCGGTCTTTGAGGTTTTGAATTGCTTCGTTCATAATTTTCTCTCTCTCTTATCAACTTACATAACCTATTATACAGAAAGTTACACAGTTGTCAACAGAAAAATGAAAAAAAGTTTGGCAATAATGATTTTAATTTTCTATCATAAAGTGAGATACGATAGCGATGGTTGATAGGTAAATCCAAAGTGTGTTGAATGCTACCAGTGTTGGGAGTAGTTTTTTCTCACTCGCCCAGATCAACATCGCCGATGTGACTAGTGATATAACATAGAACCACCACACCTGAACTCCAAAGAGAAGTCCTGGCACAATGATGATCGCTTTCGCAATCCAAGAGATTGCTTCAACAATATTGTAGTTTGTCCAATACTCTTTTATGAACCACAAAGAATAAGTGTTTCTTATATTGTACCAACCGATGTGATTGTAAACTATAAGACACAGAATGCTACCGATAGCAAAACTCAGTAGCAATACATCAATCATTATTTTCTCCAGTTCATACTACAGTCCATCTTATGGGTTCCCTTCATCCCACATTCTGAACAAGGTTTCCCAAAGATGGTATTATAATTATCTGCATACTTTTTGTCGTCAGCACCAATACGTTTGCGAGAACCTTTACCGTTACCAACATCACCCATCAATGTTCTAGTCATTATTTTTCGCTTCCAATTCTTGTTTCAGTAATTTGTATTCTAACTTTGCCGCTTTTCTTTCTTTATGCTTTACGGATGCTCTGAGCAGTTTAAAGTAAGTCTTCCGCATCTTCTCTACAAGAGATTGATTCACACTCGTGTTCCTTCTTCTTTTTCTGGGGGAGTACATTCAAGTGACATTATTTCTTGGAGGAAGTTCAACATTAGCAGTCTACCCTGATCATTGGTATCACTACCATCAATTGTAGGTTCACTGAGAGTGAGCATAAGAGCGAGTAACATGTTACACATTATCTACGCATCCTAGCAATATCAGTTGCGTCTTCCTCACCAAGAACAGGAACTGCATTAGACTTATGCATAGTCGCAATTCCCTTGATCAAGTCACCAGTGTATTTATTCGACTCTTTCTTATCAGTATTACCCATTCCTGTGTCTACGCTCTTATACGCGCTCAGAGCGTCTAGTTTCTCCAACACTAGTGGGTCTATAGGCATGACGTAGTTTTTCTCTTCACGCACCTTACGCGCCGTCTTAGGGCGAGTGTCAAATGGATTGAACCGAATCTTCTCCATCTGAGCATCTTGTTCAGCGCGTTTGCGTCTTTGTATCTCACGTTCTTTCTTTGTCATAATATAAATCTCAATTTAGTGGTACACGCGGTTCGCTATGTCATCCTCAATAGAAAGATGATTCTCAAACATCTCATCTGGAATCTCAAGGAACTCTTTCGTGTCTGGTGAAAAGATGTACTCTACGTTTGGTTGGATATCACCTGCTTCATAACGATCTTTGATGTAGTCTAGAATTAGTTGCTGTTCTGAACTATCACCCTCTGTAAATTCATGCAAGTCATTGAAAAACTCATCTGCAAAAACGATTCTTTGGGAACTCATTCGTATCTCCTGTGGTTCGTCAGAGGTATTAATATTTATTCTCTGACGCATTACAATACGATGAAATCCCAAAAAAGTCAAGGCAATATTACCACCAACTTGTATCCGCATTAGGTTTGTTCGCACTATACAACATAGTGTCAAAGAACACATTACCGTTACGAAACTTTGGAGGAACAACAGGTTCGCCATCATTCTCAATCATAGCGGCAACCAATCTACGGTTCGCTACCATGTCAGCAATACGATCTTCAACATCACTATAGTTCATAAAACTCTTGATGTTCATATTATACACATCAATCATTTTTTTCAACACTTCAATATCATACTTCATAAGCAATCTCCTTAAATCCGTCTGCTTCTAAATCTGCAACCCAAAAATCACAGTGACCTTTGCGATTGTTGTCGTTCACACGAACTGCCCAATCGAGTGCTTCTGCTTCACCCACGAATGTCATGGTCTGCTCAAGAACCAAACCTTTCATCAAACCTTTGGTGAAGTGTGCATTGAATTTGTAAACTGGTAAAATCATAACAACTCTCCTTTTATCACATCACGATTTACTTTTGCTGTTGCTGTTAACTGAGCAAACGCATTCATATCAAGTTTAAAGAAGTCTTTAACAAAGACTAGCATGTCCATACATGCATCAGTCTTTGTATCTGCCCATGTGCGTGGGAACATGATCTTCTCGTTATTCATAGTCACAGTAACAACAAAACAATTCATAATTAATCTCTCTCTCAATTCAACAAAGACAGTATACGAAAAGGGGGCGAACTAGTCAACCCCCCTTTTACATTTTTTCGATTGTATTTTTCTATCAAGATTAAATTTCTTATGAGAAAAATTTATCGTACTCTTCATCTGTGTATGGCCACATGATCTATCTTCCTATGTGTTATTGCGTCTAATGTTGATCTGTATTTTGCTGATGCATCTAAGAGTGAGGTTTCCAATATCATTACAAGAATGAATGATACTTTCACTTACCTACTGCATCCAACTCTTTTTGGAGTCGTTCTACATCTGCTAAAGTTCTCGCTCTAGATGCGATGTAACGATTGATCTCCGCATTCGCTTGTGCTTGTCTTGCTTGTTGCATTGCCCAGATCATTGATATAAAAAATCGCTTGACTGAATTAAATATTGCTTGCATCTTGTCTTAATCTCTCTTGAATAATTTTTACTATTTCCGCGTCATTGAGAAGGTGGTGCTTTTTTAGCGTCTCATATTCTTTACGGTATTCTGTATAGTAGAGAGTAACAAGAGCATCACGCATTCTTTTGGAACGCCCAATCCATCTAAACATAAAATTTTCCTTGTGGGAGTAAATTCGCTTCTGGTGTATTAGACCATCGTATAGTATTTATATTGCACCTGCACACTTCCTGGGCAATAGTATCATTATTGCCTTGACAACTGCTTGACAAGTGTGTAGTATTCGCGATGTCCTCGGTTGAAGGTTAGATTAGAACTTTTATAAATATCTTTATAGATTTTTCAGATAACACAGTAGAGAGTCATTATGTCAAAGTCATTCTCAGATTTAAGATCAGAGTCACTCATCACAGAAGGTGTCTATGACCCAGGCATCTTTAAAGCGTTCTTCCTCGCAGGAGGTCCTGGCAGTGGTAAGTCATTCGTGGTTAAGAAAACTGGTGCGCTACCATCAGGATTAAAAGTTGTCAACTCTGATGATGCTTTTGAAGCAGGGTTGAAGAAAGCAGGATTATCTATGAAGATGCCTGACTCAGAAACCGAAGCGCGTGATGAAGTTCGTGCAAGAGCAAAAGCAATCACAAAGCAACGTCAGTCTAATTATATAGATGGTCGTCTTGGTATGGTCATCGATGGTACTGGCAAAGACTACGACAAGATTGTAAAACAAGTTGCTATGTTGCGTGGTTTAGGTTATGATTGCTACATGATCTTTGTGGACACAACTCTTGATGTTGCTAAAGAGCGCAACATCAAGCGTGATCGCACAGTTCCAGAAGACATTGTAGTTGATTCTTGGAACGAAGTACAGGCAAACAAAGGTAAGTTACAATCATTGTTTGGTCGTAGACGTTTCATGATCGTTGACAATAGTAAGTACAACGAAGACGTTTTGTTGAAAGCATTCAAGCATGTGACCAACCACATCAAATCTCCAGTTAAGAATCCAGTTGCTCGTCAGTGGATTGAGAAAGAACTGGAAGCGCGTAAACGTTCATAAATATAACTACATACAATTATAAACCATGAGGGGGCGCAACGTCCCCTAATTTTCTTGAGGTGAACATGAAAGTAAAACTCGTATCGTACTCCCAACCTGCAGGTGAAATTGAAGGACTAGAAGATGTTCAAGATTTGGTTGCGTATTGTGCTAGGGTATCCAACCCATCAAATCAGATTAACTCTGAGACAAGTACCAAGTTGCTCAACTATCTTGCGAAGCATAAGCACTGGAGTCCCTTTGAAATGGTATCTGCTTGCTTAGAGATTGAAACTACTCGTGACATTGCTAGACAGATTCTACGTCACCGTAGTTTCTCATTCCAAGAATTCTCACAACGATATGCTGATCCAACACAAGACTTGAGTTTTGAACTGCGCGAAGCGAGACTACAAGATCAAAAGAATAGACAGAACTCCATTGAGGTTGAGGATGAACAACTTCATCAGCAGTGGGTTCAGAAACAGAAGGCAGTCATAAATACTGCTAGAGACGCTTACAAGTGGGCGGTTGATAATGGTATTGCGAAAGAGCAAGCGAGAGCAGTTCTCCCAGAAGGGAACACCGTATCTCGTATGTATATGAATGGTACTATCCGCAGTTGGATTCATTACATTGAACTGCGTGGTGCTAATGGTACACAGAAAGAGCATATTGAAATTGCGAAAGCGTGTGCAGAAGTGATTGCTAAAATATTCCCACTCGTAGAAGATGTATAAATACTAGTACGAACTAATTTTTCTAGGGGATAGAAATGGCAACAGTTAAAACAGATGGTACAGTTGTTCATCAAGATGGTGAACAGCGTGTAGGAATTATGCAAGAAACATCTCCAGTTCAAAATGAATTGGATGAAAACTCACCAGAGAGAGCGGCAAAGTTCCTAAACCCAGATTATCAAAATGTTAAAAAAACATTTGGAAATCTTCCTGCGGGTTGGAAGTATACAGACGACTATGAAGGTGTTAACTACGAATACATCAATGGTCGTAAGCACCCTAAGAATGCAGTGATCAAAGAGGGTCATACTGTATTGATTCTGAAGGAAGGGGATTTCCAAGGAATGCGTGGTGTTGTTTCTCGCGTACTGAGTTTTGAGAAGGGAAAAATTAGAGTACGAATTTTAAATGTAGGTCCTATGGCAGGTGAAAAAGTTATATTGGAAAACTTCAATGAGTATAACATTCTCACCAGAGCGGCAGGCATTGACCCTGAAGACTATTTGATTAGAGACTTGAAAAAGAAATAAAGACTAGGATTTATAATGATACGGGAATTATTTCCTCATCCCCTTTTTGAAAAGATTATTGACGAAGACTCAGGAATTGATAATAAAAAAATTATTAGTTCTATTGAGTCTTCTGTTAATAAAGGTGAACCCACTCCAAAAATATCATGGCAGTGTGATGTTATAACTTCTATCAGCAATCCAGATGTAAACAATAGGTTATTCCGCGAAGAAAATAATCTAGGTGAAATTGTAGATGGGTATGTGAGTGAATTTGGTTTGCAGATTGGACTACTTCAAGGAAACCAAAAACTTGAATGTAGAGAATGTTGGTATAATGTTTATCGTGAAGGTATGTGGCAGGAAAGACATAATCATTATGGATCATTTGTGTCAGCAGTATATTTTCCAACACACTCAACAATTCCATTAGACTTCTTCACACCCAACTCAATTCATCAGCAGATGGACCCACACCATCCAGTTATAAATTCTAAGTTTCATAAACCTGCAATCAGTGTGTATCCAGAAGCAGGAAAGTTAGTCATCTTTAGAAGTTACATGGAGCATGGTGTGCAGTATCAACCTTTGCCACCAAAATATGCAGAAACCCGCTTGTCAATTGCATTTAATTATGGTATAGTACCAAAGTAAATTGTAATGGAGTTATATTATGAATGTGTTCTACCTAGACTCAGACCCACTCAAGTGTGCGCAAGAGCATTGTGACAAACATGTTGTGAAGATGATCATTGAGTACGCGCAGTTAATGTCAACTGCGCACCGTATGCTCGATGGTGAAATGTATTTGGATAAGACTGCGAATGGTCGCAGTATCAAACGATGGTTGCACCCATCCCCTCACTTTGAACAGAAGTTCTACAAAGCATCACATGTAAATCATCCATCAGCGATTTGGGTTCGTCAATCCAAAGCGAACTATAAATGGATGTATGATATGTGGTTCCAACTCTGTCTTGAGTATACCCACCGCTACGGAAAGACACATGCCACGTTTACGAAACTTGCATCTGCTCTTTCTTTTACTCCTATAAATATTCCTGATGGTGAGTTCTTTGAACCACCACCTGCGATGCCTGACGACTGTAAAATTAAAGGTGACTCTATCGCGAGTTACAAAAAATACTATATACAGGAAAAGACGTACTTTGCGAAATGGACAAAGCGTAGCATTCCAGAATGGTTTAATATGAAGGTACAATATGCCTAACTACACATTTAGAAACAAAGACACTGGAGAAGTGTTTGAACAGTTTCTCAAAATTTCCCAACTCGATGAGTACAAGGAATCCAATCCCCATCTTGAAACTATTGTTGGTGCGCCTGCAATTTCTGGGGGTGTTTCTTTGCGAGACAAACGTCCTGATGGATTCAAGGAAGTGATGTCTCGTATTGCAGAAGCGAACCCAACATCACAAGTCGCATCAGACTATGGTAGGAAATCTACTAACCAAATCAAAACTGAACAAATTATTAGTAAGCATCGCAAGTTGCAAAGTGAGAAAAAATAATGAGTGAAATATTAAAAGACTTTAAAAAATGGTTGAATCGAAATAAACAAGACGATCAACAAAAAATTAAATTTGTATCTACGGTTGAAGGTTTAGAGTCGTGGTGTCCGATTGTTCCTGCGAAGAAATATGTACCTCAATGGTTTAAGGAACAACCTGCACTAGAAGAAGATGATTTCCCAAGCAGTATTGGACAGAGAATTTCGCGGGGAGAACTTCCGTCTGGTTGTCCTATGTCATTCCAAACAAGAACAAATCGAACTATTAAGAAATGTCCAGGACTCCAAGATGTTATGACTTCTGGGTTCATTCTTCCATTTTGGGGTGCGGCAGTTGCGGAAGTTGACAGGAAAGGAGAGAATGTATTTTTTCAAACATCAACATATTCAAGTGGTTATGGTAGTCTGTCCGATCCAGAGTTGACAGGTGTTAATACTGAAGGTATGGGTGGCGCAGATTTTGTTAAATTGCAAATGGCAAGAGAAGAAGAAATTAAAAGTTATCTGCAACAAAATCTTAGAGGTGAGGAAAGTGCTGATCTAAAAACTTTGATGAAACTTTCATCAGAGAAAGAGCAGTTCGGTCAATTCTCAATCCACCATTCAAATCAGTATAAGAGAATGCTTCAAGAGTTCCCAGAAGACTGGGCGCAACCAATATGTAAACTCCATAATGTTTGGAGATTTTATACTCCGCCTGGGTATTCTATGATGGTAACTAATCCAGACTATCATTTTAATCCTGCTCCTATCAGAACTTTGTATGGATTACTCGATACTGATAATTATCATGTGATGAATATTTTCTTTTTTGTTATGGCGAAGCAATGTCAATTTGAACTACCTTACGGAACTCCTATGGCACACTTGAATGTGTATAAGCGTACAGACTTACCATATGAAGTTCGTAGTGCTACCCCCGATGAGTTGAGAGAAAACAGAATCGTGTATAATTTCACAACTTCTAACTGGGGGTCTGCTCATAACTATCGCAAAATTCCACAGATGAAAGAGAATCTCAAAAAAACTACTAAGGGAGAAAATAATACAGATATCATTAAATGATGAAGTGATGATTGCTAAATGATGTTCCATTAACTAACAACCAAAAAGGAGCATTTAATGGCACGAAGCAAGAAGCAAGATGTTCGCGCTACACTAGATGTTGATCTTCATATTAGAAGAGATATTAAACCAAAGACTGACAACCAAATGAAAGTTTGGGAATCGTTTAAGGAAGATCAGAATATTCTGATTCATGGTGTTGCAGGAACAGGTAAATCATTTATCTTGCTGTACCTTGCATTGAGGGAAATGTTAAATCCACGTTCCTCAATTGATAGGGTATATGTCGTTAGATCAATCGTACCTACAAGAGACATCGGTTTCTTGCCAGGCGACTTAGAGGATAAAATATCTGTATACTCAGAACCATATCGTGCAATAGTTGCAGAACTATTTCCTGATGTGGAGAATGCATTTGATATGTTGCAACTTCAACAGAAGATGTTGTTTGTTCCAACTTCATACATTCGTGGTTTGACTATTCGCAATGCAACCGTCATTGTTGATGAATCTCAGAACTTAACATTCCACGAATTGGATAGTATCATCACTCGTATTGGTGAGAATTCCAAGATCATGTTCGCAGGTGACTATCGTCAATCCGATTTGAATCGCGAATCAGAGAAAGCAGGGTTAAAGAGGTTCATGAGAATCTTGGATGCAATGAAAGACTTTGATTTGGTAGAGATGGGTATTGATGATATTGTCAGAAGCGGATTAGTCAGAAACTATCTCATCGAAAAATCTAAACTAGAAGAATGTGAGAATTTCGATGAACAAAACAAAAGATTAAGGAGTTAACTTAAATGCGTCTATCTAAAAACTTTACTCTTGCTGAGTTCACCAAGTCTCAGACTGCAGAACGTAAGGGTATTGACAACACACCAAATGATGAACATCTAGAAGCGGCGAAAGCGTTGTTTGAAAATGTTGTTCAACCAGTTCGCGATCATTTCGGTCCTACCGTACTAAACTCTGGTTATCGAGGTCCTGAACTGAACGAAGCAGTTGGTGGTTCTTCTAAGTCTCAGCACTGTAAAGGTGAAGCGGCAGACATCGAATGTCCTGGCGTACCTAATGCAGAAGTTGCGGCATGGATTGAAGAGAATCTAGATTTCGATCAGTTGATTCTTGAGTTCTACACGCCAGGCATTCCTGACTCTGGTTGGGTTCATGTTTCTTACAAAGCAGATGGCAGTAATCGTAAGTCTGTCTTGACAGCGATGCGAGAAGATGGTAAAACTGTATATAAGAATGGATTAGTAACAGAGTAATATAAATTTATGTTTCATCATGTATCAACTGAGATTGATGAACTTGAATCCGTCAGCGAGAATGGTAAGCGTTTTTACCTGACTCCTGACGGAAATAAGTATCCCTCAGTAACAACAGTAACATCTCTCTACACCATGAAAGCAATCATGGAATGGCGCAAGCGTGTCGGTGAAGAGCAAGCAAATAAAATTTCTGGTCAAGCATCAAACCGTGGTACTCGCGTACACTTGATGTGTGAAGACTATCTCAACAACGAAGAATATATCAATAAGAAGGTGATGCCGAATCATAAAGAAATGTTTCGTAGCATCCAACCTTACCTTGATCGTATAAATAATATTCACACGTTAGAGGGGTCACTATACTCACATCATCTTAGAGTCGCAGGGAGAGTAGACTGTATTGGTGAATATGATGGTAAACTTGCTATCATTGATTTCAAAACTGCAAACCGCAGAAAAGACAAAGACAAGATCAAAAACTACTTCATGCAAGCATCTGCTTATGCAGTAATGTTTGAAGAGCGCACTGGTATCCCTGTTCAGAAACTCGTGATCATCGGTGCGGTTGAAGGTGACGATCCATTTGTCTATGAAGAAGATCGTGACAACTACATTGATGACTTTATAGGATTACGCGCAGACTACATGGCAAAATACAAAATTTAGTATTGACATCTTCCCTCCCTTAGACTATACTTTAAACATCCTAAAAAGAGAAAGGTCTAACATGAAGAAGTTTCTACTAGTAGCACTGTGCGTACTCGCACCAGTTGTAGCGCATGGTAAGTCACTGAATGGTGGTGATGTCACAGATAAAGAAATCACCTGTCTAGCAAAAAATATCTACATGGAAGCGAGGGGAGAATCTCTCGCAGGTCAAATCGCGGTTGGTCTAGTTACACTCAATCGCGTATACGATAAACGATTCCCTAACACCATCTGCGGTGTTGTCTTCCAAGCGAAAAAAGATAAAAAGGGGAATCCCATTCGACACAAGTGTCAGTTCTCTTGGTACTGTGATGGTAAGTCTGACAAAATTTATAACTGGAAACAGTTTGCTCGTTGCAAAGAAATTGCAATGCGAGTTGTTGCAGGTATGTACTCAGGTATGGTTGAAGGTGCTACCTACTATCATGCAACTTACGTCAAACCAAACTGGGCATTGGAGTATCGTCAAGTAACTCAGATTGACGATCACATCTTCTACTACAGAGATTAATATGGAAGTTATTCAACTCTTTCCTACAGAAATTTATCAATTCAATATACCTGAAAATATCATTGATGGTGCTAGGGCAGAGTTGGATAACTACTATAAAAAAACTCTTGACAAAAGTTACAGTACCGCGTATTATACAAACTATGATGTTCAAGATCAATTGATCGTTGGTGAGTTCACTAAAAATATTCATCAACTAATTGAAATTAGTTCACATAAACTTTTCAAAGAAAGATATACCATAACCCATAGTTGGTCTAACTATACACCAAAGCATGTAACACATTCATTACATCGTCATGGTAATTCCAATGGGGGTTCTGCTATTGTGTACTTTGATAATATTGGTCAGACTAATTTTCTCGATCCAAGAGAACAAGTTTATAACTTTGAACCATTTCAATCGAAAGCAGAAAAGGGAAAGTGTGTCATCTTTCCTTCTTGGTTGATGCATGAAGTTCCACATCATAATGAAGATACACTTAGGGTAACTATGGCATTCAATATGCTAAGAAATAGGATTAGAGATGAATTCAAATAATATTATGACCCCAACAGAATTTGCAGAAGTCATTGAAGAAATTGTATGGATGAAAGATGTTTCTTACTTTGATGCTGTTCTGATTTATTGTGAAGACAATGAACTTGATCCAGAAGATTGCAAACCTCTTATCAGTAGACCACTGAAAGAAAAAATTGAAATCGATGCTCAAGAAATGAATCTACTACCAAAGACAAGTACAAGTCAATTACCAGTATGAGAATGCCTAACGTGGAAGCGTATCAAGTTTACAAAGCATACATCGCATTCAAACTACATTTCACAAAAGATGATTACGACATAACACAAACCAAAGGTGCAGTCACTGCAACTCGTGAATCTTTTCTGAAGCGTAAAGATGTACATATCTTTCGTAAACTATCAGACAATCTAAAAGATGATGATGTGATTCGATTCTTTATTTCTAATTTGAGTAAAGGTGATCGATGGGGTGGGATGTTCTCTTACGAAGAAGCGATGGAAGAGTTCCATGTGTGGAAGGGTAAGATTCAACGTCTGACTAAATTATTCAAAGATGATCTTGACATCATCTGTAACGAATTAGTAGAAGAGGAAGAAGACATTTTCGACAAAGCATATATTGTTCGTAAGGGTCAACATCCACTTCTTCTAAAAATCCATGCTAGTAAAGCAATCAATATCGAAACTATGGTGATATTGAATGTGCTTACAGGATACCACAAGTATTGGAGTAAGTATCTAGCAGAGGATATCTATTGGAATGCAGAAGGTAGACGCATCAGCAAATACCAACCATTCCTAAGTTTTGACGTAGACAAAATGAAAACCATCTACGAATCGCGCAAGGCGGAGTACGACAGTACTCAACTGTAACTATTGCCACACATTCTTATTGACAATATGAGTTTTTGTGGTATACTAAATACTCATATATTATGAATATTGTGGACAAGAAAATATACACTTATACAACTATACGAAAGGATACAATTATATGTCTCTATCTCAACTCAAAAAGTCGTCTGGTAACCTCAACCGTCTACTCCAAGAAGTAGAAAAGATCGACAAACCTCAATCAAATAACGGTCAAGATGATCGCTTCTGGCGTGCTGAAACAGACAAGTCAGGTAACGGTTATGCTGTTATTCGTTTCCTTCCTGAGTGTGAAGGTGAAGACCTACCTTGGGTACGTCTCTTCTCTCACGGTTTCCAAGGTCCTACAGGTAAGTGGTACATTGAGAACTCTCTCACCACACTAAACCAAAAAGACCCTGTTGCTGAGTATAACTCTATGTTGTGGAACTCTGGTTCTGAAGCGAACAAAGAGATTGCTCGTAAGCAGAAGCGCCGACTCACTTACATCTCAAACATCTTGGTTGTCAAAGACCCTGCTAATCCACAGAACGAAGGAAAGGTATTCCTGTTCAAGTTTGGTAAGAAAATCTTTGATAAACTCATGGATCAGATGAAACCTGCGTTTGAAGATGAAAGTCCAATCAATCCATTTGATCCTTGGAATGGTTGTAACTTCAAACTGAAGATTCGTAAGGTGGAAGGTTATACCAACTACGACAAGTCTGAGTTTGAATCTCCTTCAGCATTGTTTGAAGGTGATGATGACAAGATTGAATCACTGTGGAAAACACAGTACTCACTTGCAGACTTTACTGCACCATCTAACTTCAAGTCATTTGAAGAACTTCAAGCGAAGTTGAACATGGTTCTTGATTCAAGTGCGGTACAGACTGTTCAGTCTAAACCAAATCCAACAACGGTATCTGCTCCAGAACCTACTCCTGCTCCTACAGCAGAAGAGATTTTTAAGGAACCAGAACCAGTTGCTGAAACAGTGTCTGTCTCTGCAGACGAAGACGATGATGCAATCTCGTACTTTGCTAAATTAGCAGAAGAAGACTAATAACTACAATGCCACTGTAGCGAAGGGGGAAAGAAATTTCCCCCTTTTTTTATATTTAAAGAAACTGTAACAGTTACCGATTATAAATAGTTCGTGTGTAAAAATTAATCATTAGGGGAATTCCAAAATGAAGAGGGTACTTCTAGCGTCTCTCTTTATTATGACTACATCCTTTGCGTTTGGTGCTGATCCAATCGTAACTGACTCGACAAGTAACAGTACGGTAACTACTACTGGTAAAACTGAAACTACAGTGAAGTCGCCACCTCCATCTGCGATATCACCATCCATAAACTCAAGCAATACAGACTTATGTACAGTCGGTGTTTCTGGTGCAGTACAAACACAGATACTTGGTATATCTGGTGGAGCAACTGTGCGTGACATGAATTGTGAGCGTTTAAAACTTTCTAAGACTCTCTACGATATGGGCATGAAGGTTGCCGCCGTCTCAGTGATGTGTGGTGACCCTCGTGTCTTTTCTGCTATGGAGATGGCAGGAACTCCTTGTCCATTTGAGGGAAAGATTGGACAGGAAGCAAAAGAACTCTGGGATCAATATCCTGAGTTGAAACCTACTGAGATCGAACAGGAAGGAAGACGCAATGACACTGGCAAGGGTTTCCTTGGTGGTCTTGGTGTTGCAGGTCTGCTTATTCTCTTACTCTAATGTAAGTGCTAGTGAAGTAGATACGACACCTGTGTTGGTAGCACCACCGCCACCAACACCTGCTCCTGCATCGAGTGAGACATCACCAAACCTAATCAATAACAATAACTGGAACGGTGCTACTTACGGTGCTGATCCAGGCGGTTGTTGTGCGTCTATTTCTGGTAGTGGTGCGTTGTACGACACAACCACTGATACTATCATGTTTTCGTATGGACAAGATATTCTCACACAGACTATCGCAATCAATCAAGCATTAAAACAAAGTGGTGTAGAAGTTGATGGATATAATTATGGATGGACATGGAGAACTATCAGTAATAATGGTAGAGGTGGGGATACCTTACAGTTTGAAGTGACTGTGAAAGATGCGTCTGGTAATGAGGTTGAACGATACGTCTACGATTATAGTAGTGCAAACCATATGATGAATTTTTGGTATACTGAATCTGGAACAGAAACGTTTGCGCAAAGTTATCTCGATCCGCAAAACATTTCATTGAGTATCATAGGAAAAGACGGTGGATTCTGGGCAGGGTACTACGGTCCTGAAGTTAGAGATGTTTCTCTTACTCTAAACTACTCAGCAAATCCATGTGCCGCTGACCCACTATATGATCCATCATGTTCTGGTTATGCTGAAGCGTATGCACAACAACAATATGATTTGTCATGTCAAGCAGACCCAATGTATGATTCTGGTTGCCCAGGATATCAACAAGCATATTACAACCAACAGTGTTCATATGATCCACTTTACGACTCAGGGTGTCCAAACTATGCACAAGCATACTACGATCAACAATGTTCAATCGATCCACTTTATGACTCAGGATGTACTGGATATGCAGAAGCGTATTTTGATCAGCAATGCTCGATTGACCCTTTCTATGATACAACTTGCGATGGATATGCGCAAGCATACTATGACCAACAGTGTGGATTGGATGCACTCTATGACAGAGGGTGTTCTGGATATGGTGAAGCATACGCACAGAAGTATATCTTAAATGAAGACACGACTAGTACGGAGACGCAAGTTTCTGAGACACAGACGGAGAGTAGTCCGATCTCTAGTGCAGAAGAAATTGCACAAGTCTCAGTCACAGGAGACGCAACGGTAGATTCGATTTTAAGGGAAACAGCAAATGTATCTACTCCAACTGTTGTTATGGAAGTGGCATCAGTTGAGAGTTCAACGACTGAAGAACCGACTACGGAAGAACAAACCACAGAGGAGACGGTAAATGAAGAAACCGTATCAGAGTCCAGTGGTGATGTGGAAGAGTCAATGGATTCAACAGGGAACGAAGAAAGTTCTGAATCAACAGACTCAGCAAGCGAAGACAGTTCCGAATCTGATAGCGAAGGGGATTCTGAATCCTCAAAGCAGGATAGCAAATCAGATAAGAAGAAAAAACTCGTAGCGGCGAGAGCGAAGTCTCTTGCTGAGAAAATGTCCGATGCCGCATCACTAGAAGCACAGCAAGCAGTACAAGCACAAGTTTTAGCATTGATCGCTTACGTTCCAAACTTTGCTACATATGGGGGTAGCATCAATGGTGGTTACTATGCTGATGCGCAAGGATATCCAGACGCACAAGTTCCAGAATCTCGTAGGGGTTTGCGTAATGGATTGGCACAACAATTACTACACGAAAAAATGGTGGATATGCAATATGAAAACCTTACTGATAAGTAGTTTATTCATACTACTTTCTGGTTGTTCAGCGATTCCTAGTTTCTGGGATGATAATGAAAGTATGCTTGCAGTAGAAGTAAGATATGCAGTAGATAAACTTGAATGTGATAAAAATCAAGAACCTCAAGTACTACTGATCAACAGTAGACTCAGACGCTTTGAGTTATACTCAGAGTCTCGTGGTTCTGATGATATTAGAGAAATGCAAGCATTGATGAGACAGACGGTTGATGGTCTAGTCAAGGATAAATCAAATAACGAAATATTCTGTAAGATGAAGAAAAGAATTTTAGTTAAACAATCAGCAGACATTGCTGATGCGGTAATGGGTAGATACTAATGGATACGATTAATGAACTAATGAAGTTTGCACAAGAGTGTGATGAACCAGAACTCGCTAACATTGCAAACATGGCACTGGAAGTTTCAGATGCAGTTTCTCAGGGAATTATGACAAAGGAACAAGGTCAAGAAATTTTAACAGATTTGATTCGCACAGAACAAATCGAAGAACTTTCTAGTGATGTTCAACTGAAAGGTGCTTTGATCACTGGTGTGATGGCACTATCATCGGTATTGTAATATGTCAAAAGAATGGTATCTTATAGCAATTAATCCTTGGTATAAAACATTCTTCAACCCCAAAACTGGGGAAACTAAACACGTTAAATACAAATAGGAGTCTACAGTGGCAGAAGTAGAATTTGGTGGAGTAAAGTTCACTGGTGGAAAAATGTTTGCACTCATTACTGCACTATCTACTTTAGGTGGTGCGACATGGGGTGGTTTTGAAGTCTACAAGGACTACATGGATATGAAAGAAATCATCGCAAACATCGACACAACAGAAATTGCAAATCGTCAGCAACAGATTGAAATCAAACTTGATGAAGCGATTGAATATACTCGTGATATCAAGCAAGGATTGCGCGATGACATTCTTGCAATCGAGAAGCAAGCAGACCGTGTTGAAGATATGGTTCGTGAATCTGAAGAGCGTGTTCGTCAGCAGATTCAAATTGCAGAAGGACGATTTGAGAATAAGCGCGATGGACTACAGAACGATTACGATCAAGCGAAAGATAAATTGCAATCGGATACTAAACGTGATTTGAAAGACTTAGAGGATCGCCTCAACAAGAAACTGCAAAGAGCGTTGGACAATCCTCTAGCGAATTAAATACCAATTTGATCTAGTAGTTTAAAACCTGTACCACTAGCGATGATACAAACGATACTCTTCTGCTTATTCAGAACTAAGAAAGTCCAAGTTTGAGTTTCATGGTTCAACCACAATGAGTGGAAGAGATCGTCACCCAAGTAATTCTTGGATGGTGACATCCAAGTAATCTTTTCTTCATACTTATTGTTCATACCATTGATGATGTTCTGCGCATCACCACAAGTCATTGGTAGTTGTTGTTCTTGTCCAAATGCGAATCCTGATAGGAATGCAGTTGACCAAACCAGTATAATAGCATATACTGTGTTCTTCATTTTATGCTCCTGCAGGAATCAAGGAAGCGTTATCCATTCCTGTGTTTGCTTTGATGGATGGTCTGACAGGCATCACGTTAGTTGCATTGTTTGTGTTGCTCGCTTGGTTAACGACAACTGGTGCAACCACTGGTGCGGCACTCGCTTGGCCAGATAATGTAGTATTCGTAGTCTGCGCTCCAATAAACGCTTGGTTAGTACTATCAGCAGAACCGACATTTCCTAAACGGAGAATGGATGCAATAGCAGGTAGAATGTCTGCACCATTTACATCATCAATCGGTTCAATTGAATTTGCTAAATCTTCAAAGATTGGTTCTACCTTATCTGCAAACAATCCAAGTGCTTCAATCGCTTGTTGAGTAGTTGAACCATCTTCACTTCCAAATGCAGAAATGGATTGAGTAATTGCAGAAAGACCCCTACCTGCAAGTGCTAACTCTTCACCTCTGTCAGCGAACTTCAGAATGTCATCGATAGGACCTCCGAAGATACTTTGAACGAATGATCCCACTGCTTCACCAATTGCACCAGTGATTCCTTCACCAGTTAGTGCATCAAGTCCTTTACCTAGTGCTTGAATACCCAACCCTGCTTCTGCTAGATTTTCACCGTTAATTTCTTCAAATGTCTTGAGTTGGGTTGCAAGATCACTTAATGCATTCTCACCAACAAAATTAGCAATCACACCTTTAGCAACAAAACCAAAGGATAATGCTTCATCAAGTTTTTCAAATGCACGAAGGATTTTATCGAAGTTCTCTTCATCAATCTCAGTTTCGGAAATGGTTTTTAACTGATTAGACAAGTCGGTGAGAGCATTACTACCGATGAAGTTTGCTAGTATGGATTTAGCGATAAACCCTGCACTCATTGCTTCATCTAGTTTGGTGAATCCATTTAGAATCTTATCGAAGTTTTCCTCATCGATATAAGTCTCTGATATGGTTTTTAATTGATCAGATAAATCTGTGAATGATTTCTTACCAACAAAGTTTGCAAGAATACCTTTAGCGATGAACCCAAGACTAAGTGCTTCATCCATCATTTGGAAACCTTGCTTCACAGTATCAAGGTTATTCAAATCTAGTTTCATATCAGATGCGTACTTGATTTGATCTGCGAACCCTATCAAGAAATCATCCTTAACGAAGTTTGCAAGAACACCACCAACTGCAAATGGAAGTGCGGCAGTACCAATACCACCAAGTGCTAAACCAAAACCTGCTAGATTCTTGTAGTCGAAATCGTCAGCAACATCGCTGATGTATGTAAACGCATCACCCAAGTCTCTGAGGATGCCAGGCACTCGATCCAACCCTTTGGTTGCAAGATCAATACCTAAACCTGCAAGTGCAATACCACCACCAACACCAAGGGCGCCCATACCTGCACCACCCAAAGCACCACCAAGACCACCCAGTAATCCACCTAGACCACCACCGCCTCCACCAGACGCATTCATTGCAGACTGTTGACGTTGTAATTCGGTTTCCGCTTCACCAGTTCCTTCACGAATATTTTCTTGCGCTTGCATCTGCGCAATCTGATTCGTCTCAAAAAGATTGTCTAGGATTGAATTGGTTTCTAGGGTAGCGAATGCAGTGTCAAGAGTATTTTTCTCGATCTCTGTAGAGATGCTCTTGATTTCTTCATTCAGACCTGCATTAAGCAATTGACCTTCAGTCTGGTCAGCATTCAGTTGCTCAATTACACCTCTAAGAGAATCGATACTCATTTAACTTACCTTACTTCTTCTTGTTAGCAATAGCATCCGCGCCGAAGAAGGCAGATACTAATACTGCAATCGATGCGAAATATGTTGGGGCGATATCAGCAATCAATTCTGATGCCTTTTCCATACCAAATGCAGATGTGATTGCAATACCTATTGGATATACTAAAAGACCGATTAAGGAGAACCATGCCATCTTACGAATAGCGTCCCTTTGTGCATCTTTGTCTTCCAAC